CTATGGTGAAGTAGAAATTGCCAGTGAAGTTGGATGGGATGCCTATAAGAAGGTAGCGGATAACTTAATGTATATGTTGAATCACACAGGACTTCTTCATGGATACAGCTTTAACTCTTGGAGTGATGTTGTAACCTACGACAATGCGTTCGTGGAAGAGTGGCTTCGGTCTCCTCAAACCTCACTTTATTATGCCTTACAGGTTATCGGAGACACACAAGATAAGAGCGATGTATATGCAGCCTTAGACGAATCAGATGTTGAAGATTACTTGCAGGGGATTCTAAATAACGAACCCATTACCTGCGATTGTCAAGAATGAAAAACCCATATGAAAAATTACTCAATAGAAAGAGAACGTGGACTCCTGTCAAACCTACAAGAGGCACACTTAAATCTGGAGCTGAAGAGACCATCCTCCGTGCTTTGGCAGTACGTCACATGGAGCTTCCAGTCGGGAATTTTATCTCCGAAGCTCTTGAGAAGACTGTACCTGATAGTGCACGGAAACTACTTGAGTCAAATGTAAAAGACGAAATTAAGCATGATATCGCGCTCCAATACGCAGTAGACGTCATCGGCGCAGATGAAAATGCAGAAAAAGAAGCAATTAAATTAAGAGATGCTTGGATTCAACACCCTGACCATACCATTACTAAAGCACTTGTCGCAGAGCGAGCTATTTTTTTTGTTCTACTGCCTTTCTTTAGGTTTAATGGCAATGCTGCTTTACGCGGAATATCAATGGATATCAGCCGAGACGAACAAATCCATGTGGCATGTAATTCCCTTTTATGCGATGAGCTGGGTCTACGCGTTAGTCCTAGTTTGGATCGTCTTCGGAAGGCAACTATTAATTGGGTATTACAGCCTTTAGGTATAAATACTCAGGACAGATATTTAGACAGAAAATTTTGGACCGATGCTAGCGATCGACTTATGTACGAAGGCAAAGCACCAGAGTTTTCTGACACCAAGAGAGCAAGAGCAATAGCATTTTTCGAACATGCAAACACAAATCTCCCTCAGTACTCTTAAGCTACACAACGAAAGGTTGGACAAGCTAATAGACAGACTTGAGGCAAACTTCGGTTGGAAACCTATTCACCCTAAAGAATCCATCGAATCAATAATGTACAGAGCTGGTCAAGCCAGCGTCATTGAATATATCAATTCCATAATGGAGGAAGAAATCTAATGTGTGTAGGACCAATCGCACCAATACTTAAGTTTGTTGCACCAATGATACTGTCACAGATATTTGGTAACAGAAATCAAACGCCGCAAGGACCAAAAACTCATGCCAGAGGATTGGCAAATAAACTGGCTCGACCTGGAGCACAGATGGAGGAGGATCGGATAGTCGATGAAAGTAAAAAAGAAAAATCAAAATTAAGTCAAGCTCAAGAAGAAGGTAGGACTAGAAAAGCTGAAGGTACTGCAGGGCAGATGGGTAAGACTGAACAAACAACATCAGACTTAGGTACAACTTCAGGTGTAACAGAAGCGGGAGTTGGTGGTATTACTGATCCCAATCGACAAAATACTACAGCAACATACTAATGAATACAGCACGTGAAAGATACAATCAACTGTCCTCTAATCGGTCTCAGTTCCTTGACACAGCAGTTGAATGTTCAGAACTTACGCTGCCTTATTTAGTTAAAGACGATGTTAATAACACCAATCGCAAAACGCTGAGAACTCCTTGGCAATCGGTTGGTGCAAAATCGGTAGTCAATTTATCAGCAAAGCTAGGTCTTGCATTGCTACCACCACAGACAACCTTTTTTAAATTACAAATTAGAGATGACAAGTTAGGTGTAGAACTAGACCCTAAAATTAGAAGTGAAATAGATCTATCATTCTCCAAGATGGAGAGAATGGTAATGGATTATATCAATGCTTCTACTGACAGAGTTGTTCTAAACCAAGCGCTTAAACATCTAGTTGTCTCTGGCAACGCTTTAATTTACATGGGTAAAGATGGTCTCAAGCACTATCCCCTCAACCGTTACGTTGTTAATCGTGATGGAAACGGGAACGTCATAGAGATTGTCACAAAGGAACTTATTAGTCGCAAGTTAATAGACATACCAAAGGAAGTCAACCAAACTAATTCTGTGGTTGACGAGACCAATGGTGGTTACGGAACTGATGACAAAGACGTTGAGGTTTACACTTGCGTCAAGATAGATGATAAGAGTGGACGTTGGACATGGCACCAAGAAGTCTTTGATAAGATCATTAAAGGTAGTCGTAGTACAGCTCCAAAAAATACAAGTCCCTGGCTCGTTCTCAGGTTCAACACTGTGGACGGAGAAGACTACGGTCGTGGCAGGGTAGAAGAATTTCTAGGTGATTTAAGATCACTTAATAGTTTAAGCCAAGCTCTTGTGGAAGGAGCCAGTGCGGCATCGAAAGTAATCTTTCTGGTTAGCCCATCCTCTACTACGAAGCCAAAGACTATTGCAGAAGCTGGTAACGGCGCAATCGTACAAGGAAGAGAAGAGGACGTTTCTGTAATTCAAGTCGGGAAGACTGCAGATTTCAGGACGGCTGCCGAGCAGTCGCAATCTATTGAAAGAAGAATCAGCGATGCTTTCCTTGTATTAAATATAAGACAAAGCGAACGCACTACAGCGGAAGAAGTCCGCCTGACACAGCTTGATTTGGAACAACAATTGGGAGGATTATTTTCATTGCTCACAGTTGAGTTTTTAATACCTTATCTAGATAGAACATTACATATACTTCAGCGTAGTAATCAACTACCTAAGATACCTAAAGACTTAGTACGTCCTCAAATAGTTGCTGGTGTTAACGCACTAGGTAGAGGACAAGATAGAGAAAGCCTAACTCAATTCATTGGAACTATTGCACAGACAATGGGACCAGAAGCAGCCATGAAGTTTATTGATCCTAGTGAATACATTAAACGTTTAGCAGCTGCACAAGGTATTGATGTATTGAACCTAGTTAAATCTGAAGAGCAGCTACAACAAGAGGCTCAGCAACAGGCGCAGGCTCAACAACAACAAGCAATGATGGAACAACTTCCTAACTTAGCTAAAGCTCCAATGATGGATCCTTCTAAGAATCCACAGATGGCCGAGCAAATGGCTGAAGGTCAATCTGAAACAGAGGAACTACCAGAACCACCTATGGAATAACAATGGCAGAAACACTTACATTTGATAATACAACTGAACAAACATCAGCTGATACTCTAACGACAGAAGAGCAGGATTCCCTGCAGGTTGGAGAACAGATACAACAACAAGAAGAGCAACTACTAGCTGGTAAGTATGAGAATGCTCAACAGCTAGAGAAGGCTTACATCGAACTCCAAAAGAAAATGGGTTCGGGTGATAAGAATGAAACTGAAGATTCTACTGAAGCAGAAACTGAAACAGAAGAAGCTCCTGAAGAACCACAGATAGAGATTACTCCAGCTATTGAAGCAATCACTAAAGCTAGTGAAGAATTCGAGAAGACAGGTGAACTTAGTGCAGAGACTTTAAATAAATTCTCTGAAATGAGTAGCAAAGATCTTGTTGATACCTACTTTAGTATGTTTGATACAGCTCAAGAGTTAGGATATACAGAAGCTCCTGGTAATGATTTAACAGATTCACAAGTTAACTCAATACAAAATTCAGTTGGTGGAGAAGCACAATATAAACAATTACTTACTTGGGCTAATGATAATGTCAATCCAGACTCTCTTAAATCATTCGATAGGCTTGTTGCTAAAGGAGATGCAGGGTCTATTCAAATGGCAATAGATGGAATCAAAGCTCAATATGATAACGCACAAGGATACGAAGGTAGAATGTTAACCGGTAAAGCACCACAATCTTCAGGCGATATTTATAGAAGTCAAGCTGAAGTAGTAAAAGCTATGAGTCATCCAGACTATGATAGTGACCCAGCATATAGACAAGACGTACAAGAAAAACTAGCAAGATCAGACGTTCAATTTTAACTATGTCTAAAAAGAATTTCTCAACAATGGTAGCTGAGTTTGGTTCCAACTGGAAAAAAATTACAGATGCTGCAAAGACTCGTAATGCATCCTATGAAGCTTACATGGGAGAACATTTACCAAAGAAGACGAAGAAGAAAAAAAAGTAATGACAACTACAACTGAATACGGTAAACAAAACATCTTCCCAAACGAAACACCTCCACGATTAATGACAGATCACAATCACGAAAACGACCAATGGCATGTAGCTGAAGAGCTGAATGGAAGACTATCAATGATAGGCTTTGTCGCTGCTATCGGTGCTTACCTAACAACAGGTCAGCTAATTCCTGGAATCTTTTAACGTCACGTCCGTTCATCCGTAAATTTTATGGACGCATGAAAACCAAGGCATGGAACGGGGTCTTGGTAGCTTAAGGTATTCAAATGACTTTAACCTATCGCGGCGTTAAATACAAAAAAACAACTAAGAACTAATTTATTTAAAAATGAAAAAACTTGCACTTGTCCTAGCAACCACTCTAGCTTCTACACCTGCAATGGCTGGCGTATATATAAACGCTGAGTCAAGAGATGGCTACACTGGATCTGATTATACGAATAGAGCTGTAGACCTTCACGTTGGATACGAGGGGTCTGTAAAGAAGTTTGACTATTATATCCAAGGCGGTCCTGCTATCACAGCAGTAGCTGATGTAGATGGATCAGATACAACACTATCTGGCAAGCTTGGTGGGACATTCAATGTAACTCAAAAGCTTGGTGTCTATGGAGAGTTCTCAGGAGTCTCTAATGACGAAGCTGATAACACTTATGGTACAAAGATTGGAGCTAAGTATTCATTCTAATGGTAGATAAACGTCCCGCAAGGAGATACGAAACTCCTGAAGAAGAAAAAAAAGAAGAAGAAACAAAAGAGGAGGAGGAGTGATGGCACAACAAAGCACACATTCTCCAGCTTCAGTTACTTGGCTAAGCCCTGAACCTGAAGAAGAAAAAGTTGAGAAAGAAGAAGAAGAGGTTGATTACAATTCTCTTGAAGAAGCTCTCACAAGTTAATGAATTATGGGTAGTAGTCTTCGGATTACTACTCTTTTTTTGTTTTGTAGAATACTCACATCTACAATTCCATAAAGGAGAAGAGGCACCTCAGTGTCGGACCTCTTCTTCATTTGGCTTTTGGCCGGTACGCCGATACCCATTAGCCGTCTAGACGGTGGGAAAGACCACAAAAAACGCGCAGAAAATTTCAGCTGAGAACGTACATATTTAAACTTTATCCATAACAATGGCACAACAAAGTACGCACAGTACCGCTCCAACTACCTTTCTAGGTAGAGAGAACGCGACTGGTAATGCGTCAAATAACAGAGATCTTTATCTTAAGATCTTTTCTGGAGAGCTGTTCAAAGGCTTCCAGCATGAGGCTATTGCACGTGATCTAGTTACAAAGAGAACCCTTAAGAATGGTAAGTCTCTGCAGTTCATCTACACAGGTAGAACGAAGGCGGAATACCATATCCCAGGTCAATCAATACTAGGTAACAGTGACAATGCGCCTCCAGTAGCTCAGAAGACAGTTACATGTGATGACCTATTAATCTCAAGTGCTTTCGTTTATGAATTAGATGAAACACTTGCCCACTATGAGTTACGTGGTGAGATCTCAAGAAAAATTGGTTACGCTTTAGCACAAACATATGACCGTAAGATCTTTAGATCTATCGTTCGTGGTGCTCGTGCAGCTTCACCAGTTTCAGCTACAGGTTTCGTAGAACCAGGTGGATCTCAGATCCGTGTTGGTACAACTAACCTAGCTGCTAACGCATACGACTCAGATAAGCTCGTGGACGCATTTTATGATGCCGCGGCAGCTTTAGATGAGAAGGGTGTAACTGGAGATGGACGTGTAGCTGTTCTTAACCCAAGACAGTACTACTCACTTATCCAGAACGTATCTGGTAATGGTCTAATCAACCGTGACGTACAAGGTACTGCTTTACAGAAAGGTAACGGTATCATTGAAATTGCAGGCATCAAGATCTACAAGTCAATGAACGTACCATTCTTCGGAAACTATGGTACTAAGTTAGGAGGCACCGCTGGT